TAAGGACTAATGTTCTTTGCGTATCGTAAACAAATGGAATCATTTCGTTCACAATTTCGCCAGCCGTAGCGATAGCCACATCGAGTGCGGCGCGTGGGGTTTGAGTATTCTTGCTGCCACGCCTACTACGAGCGTTTACAGCCGTTCCACTGATCTCATTACCCACTTCACCTAATTGAGCATTAAAGAGTCCTGTACCGCTTTGAATGTCGATTAAAGTGCGTTCATACTGCATCGTTAAAGATTGAGATAATTCCGGTGGGTCAAGGCGTTGGGGTTTGTCGCCAGAGGGTGTTTCATCGTAGGGAAGCGCCCCCATGACAACCGAAGGATCTCGCCACATTTGCTGAATATCAGGGGAAGCAAAGCACTTCCGGGGACCCATAAACTGGTCATAGCGGGAAACCTTCATAATATAGGCTGATTGGGTCGCCAGGTAATTCAGATACTTTTGCGCGTCCTTTACGTCCTTAAAGAAGGAACGGGTAACTTGCTGGCCTTGCTTGGAGTAGTATGACTTTTGATCCACAAAGATAACGGGTAGTTTTTGGCTTGGAAAATCCGTTTCTTCCAAGATAAAATCGCCGGCGATCTGGGTATGCTTAATAGTCCACTTGAGGGTTTCACGCTGATCTAAGACCGTAACGGGTGAATTGTCCTTAAAAAGATATTTCTTTCCTTCAATTTTTATCTTTTCAAGCTTTTTATATTCATCAGAATTAACAACAGAACCATCAGAAAGCTTATAAATCGTGTATTTCTCTGATTCGCGCTCAAAATCATCACAAATAGTAATGGAATCATCATCGGCGAAAGCAACAGTGGAGTCCTCAGTGATGCTTGTAGTGCCGATTTGAGCTTCAATATCTTTACCCCATTTATCTTGGAACCATTTTCGCGATACACGGGTATGAAAGCCTGCGAACATACCATCAACTTTGCAGGGATGCTTGGCTGAAACATCCCAATAGCAGCGGTTTGGGTCCTCAAAATCATAAAATTTAATCTCCTGATCAAAGCTTTCGGGATGAATATATTCAGTCCCCAAGCGAAAAGAACTAAAACCGCCCACAATTTGCTGTCCATGCACGTTTTGATAAATGGTTGAAGTATCGGAGTTCAGATTGATATTTTTGACCAAAGCCGCACGGGTATTCGCCGTTTCTACCGGTACATCGTCATCTGGCATGATTTGGAGATTTGGGGTGTTCTGAATTTGATCACCCAATAAATGATTCATAAGCACGCCAAGCTTATTCATCATCAGGGGAATCTTGTTATAGCGCTCGAATAACTTGGACTCATCTTCGCGCCATTGGTCACCCATGACGAAATCAATCCATTCGTAATAGAGACTGCGATTGATTGTCCAGTATTTATCCCACTTGTCCTTTCGATCCCTGATCTTCCGACATTTTTCGGGGTCTTTCCTAGGCATAGCGTTCATCCATGAATGACTATGTTTTAGTCATTATACTCGCTATGGATTGCTATAAAAATGGGGAAAATTGATTGACAAGAAGCCGCTTTTTCGGCATCTTAGGCGCAAATACACAGGAGACACACATGCGAACGATTTTGATGATTTGTTGTATCGGTTTTTGCTTTGGTGTTGGCGCAGTTTTTGCGTGCAGTCCAGACACGCCGCATAACTGTGAAATAATTAAACAATAATATGATATTATTTTATTTAATAGTCACGGTAATCGGCAGCTATTTTCTGTTAAATACGCTTGCTCTTATTTCCCCATTGGCGTTACGAATTTGCGTCAAGTTCTATGATAAGGTTGATTCGTCAATTGAATCGTACCGAAATATATGGATCTCTGGCACGATTTCCACAATGGGGTTTTATTGCTATCTGTGGTCAAATACATGGAAAATGTAATAACTTTAGAAGATTCGATTGTTACAGCATCCTTGAAAATGGCTCAAGGCAATCCAGGCGCATTAACTACTTTACTTGAAATGTCTAAATTAGAGAATGGGCTAATCGCCATGATGCACCTTGACGATCTTGGTATAAGAGGCTACAAAATTTGGCTTGGCTTTAAAGACTTCTGCAAACGAGATATTAATAAATTTCTGGATTGTTGCCTTAATCGTGATAAACATATGATTGACTATATAAACAATTATCCAAAGTAATGGTCAGAAATCTAATCTTCAAGCGCATGGTAATTGGCGGCAATCATTAGAACCTTTTCAGCATTTATCTGGAAGGGATTTTGCCTTACAGTCCATAATGATTGCCATAAATTGGCGGCCTATTTTTCCTTGGGTTTGTTAGGGCATTGTTTCTCTAAAGATATACTTTAAAGATGCCTTCTCGGACTTACATGATCGTCCAATCCGCAGTATCGTCGGCCAAAAAACATTTTACACCTTTTAGGTATTTTCTTCCTCTAAAATCTTTTTCTTCCCAGTAAAGTTTTCCAATACTAAAGCTACCATTTCAGGGAAACTTAGGTCTTTCTGGATGGAAAGTATTTTTAGTTTTTTCCAGACTTCCACGGTAATATCAGCCTTCACAGACTTTACTTTCTTTTCTTCTTTAGACATTTGATCCTCTTTTAGCTGGTTATGGTAAAGAGGCTAGAGTGTAACAGAAAGGAGTTTGTTTTCAATCAAATATATCAGCATCTTAGCCAAACAATCAGCTAACTTCTCTCCACTGCAATATTCATCCATTTGAGTATAATAATTAGCTTCATACCAAACATGCCAGCCCTTATAAAAATCAGTTTCCTTTTGAATCGTTAAATTCATGTCCTTGTAAAATTCATCAATAGTGATTGTCTCTGGCAAAATATCCATCAACTCAGCAACGGTGAAGGCTGAACAAAATCCACCATACTGTGCTACTTCATAACCACTGAAAATAACCTTAGGGGGAATTACTTCATCATACCAAAAGCATAAGGCATTTTGTTTAACCCCAAGAGTGAATAGTTTTTTGGAAAGTTCAAGTGAACAGACTTGCGATTCAAGTTTCAAGGCGAATCCCCCGTAAATACCGCAACAATATCACCAGAATCCTGAGTGATGCGAACTTTTTTAATAACTGTTCTAATTTTCTCTATCATTTCATAATAACTTACATTCTCAACTTGATTTTGAATGACCTGATCTTAGATTATTACCCGTACAAATGGTAGTTTTTCCACACTCACAAACACATTTCCAAGTAACATGATTTGATGAATTGACACCTATTCTTTTCACTACAGTAAGTAAACCATATCGTTCACCCACTTTATTTATTATTTTGCCCATTTTCTAACTCTTGAATCTTTCTGTTTAAATACCACTGAGCTTTCTTTAAATCTAAAAGTAATGTTGAACCTTCTTTTTTACCAGCTCGCCATATATATTTTATGGCATTACCAATCATAAAGCAATGATTCTTCGCAACTTCGATGCACTCAATACAATCGCCGCATTTGTCGCATCTAGCTTCGCTGTCATTATAGTGCGGTGGATGATTCACCATGTCTTTCATAATGTTGCTCCTATAATTCTTTCAAACTCCTTCATTCTTTTTTTCCTTCTTCCACCATTCCAAGATATCAGGATCAACATCAATTTCTGTGCGAGTATCTGGATTAAAGTCTATCGCGCATTGTAGATCGCCCATGACACGCAAAAGCATTCCCTTCACTTCCTCATACTTTGCTTGCCATTGATCTATTTCTGCTTGGTGTTCTTCTGTAAATTCTATCGGTGCGTTGGGATACATTATTTCTTTTCCTTCTGCTGCTCTAGCTAAGTTATTATTTTCATTTTTTCTCTCCATGAAATTCTAACCACAAGTGTTCAGCCGCCATTTTCACTATATCATCAAATTCACTGATATTTTCTATAGGCCGCATAAACTGAGAAGCGGCATAATGCAATCCGATTCGTATTCCATGCTCATAACCATGCGCGAAAGAGTCATCACTTGTTTTTTTCATTACTTGCGGCCAATGGTTTTTTGTCATTTAACTATCCTAACCTGGTTCAACGGTCTTAGCGTCCTTATAAACAGCTTCTCTAAAACCAAGTAAATTATCAAAAACATTCGGTTCTAATCCAACCCAATGTAATTCGTCATTTCTATCTGTTTTTAGAATAAAATGATAACCGTCAAACTCAGCAAATAATCCATCACCTAGATACACTGGCTTAGCATATTTTTCTTTAAATTCTGTTGGTGTCATCTCTTATCCCTCAATATATTCCCAATCCTCACTAAAGCAAATAAAATAGAACAACCTAAATAAACCATTCCTGTTTTGTTATCAAAATAGAAAACCATTAAAGGGAAAAAATAAGAGATTGTATAATTAGCTATCCATTCACGATTATTCATTCTGGAAACTCCGGCATAGGCCCATTATTATAACAAACTGATCGCGCCGCAACGCTTCGGCCTTTTCATCACGATTCATTGCTAACCTTAAAATGATTTCCCATTCTGTAACCATGCTTCAATGATGTTTCGGGCTTCCCAACTCAGATTGCTAAGTTTTTCATTCAATTGAAAAATATACTCGATACCTAGTTTTAACTCTTGCTCAAGATCCAGCTTTCTTTTTTGTGGCACAATAGCTTCATTGCAATTTGCACTAATTGGACCATTAGCAGCGTGAAATAAGCGTCCTAACATGATTTAATCTCCTTTAAATTAGTTACCTAAGAAGCGACCCCGACC